ATGGTGCCCGAAGCCGGAACCTAATTGAGTCGAAAAACCCCAGTTTTTACTGGGCATATCAAGACGACATTCAGATCGATGTGCTATCCAATGTACTTTTCCTGTCTCGCTGGGCTTGGATGACGGGCAGAAAAAAGCCCGCGCTTGGCGGGCCTCTTCTGGTCGGTGCTGCTTACCACATGGCCGCACAGGGCAACGAAGAATTCTTGCAGCTCTCGAAGCCAGTGTGGTCCTGAGCTACTTCGAGATCCCCTGGCAGCTCCACTTCGCTGCATCCGCCCAGGGCCAGCAGGAACACCAGTGCGAACAACGTTTTGAATCCTTTCATTTTCAGATCTGCCAGGTAGTGTTGGTGGCGGCCATTATCACAAATAAAGCAACGTGCCACCAGTGCTTCAGGCTGCCTCCAGGGCGTTGATCAGGTTCCGGGCGATGAGCGAGTGCCCAAGGATGCTTGGGTGCAGCCCATCGCTGGTGACCACCGAGGTGTCCAGAGAGGACAGCGCGGCGTAGTTGTCCACCACATCCAGGTTGTTGGCCTTGCCGACCTTCATGATGACGCCCCGAACATCCTGCATGTTGAACGAGTAGACGGCAGGATCTTCGTTCGTGGCCGGGTTGGCGATCATCAGGATTTTGTTGGTGGCCGCCGGCGCCGCCGCAATGAACGAACTCAGGTCATAGACAAACTGGTTCATGCCACCTGCCGCGTTGCCCTGGAACACCCGGTCATTAGTGCCGAGCTGGCAGATGGCGTAATCACAGGTGTAACCGTACTGGTCGGTGAAGGCCCCCATGTTGAAGTTGATGTACCAACGGCACGCTACGCCGATGATCCCCTGGTTGATCAGATTGATGATTTTGGTGACCTTGATGCTTTGCAGGTACACCTCGCGCAGCCCGGTTTCACCATTGCGCCGGGTCTTGATCTCGATGTTTCCGTTAACAACTTTCGGGAACGAGTGAACTCGGTAGTTGTTGCGGGTGTTGTTGACGAAGCCATCGACACCAGCATGAGTGCTGAAGATCCCTTGCGATACGCCGTTAACCAGCAGTTCGTAATAACTCGCGGTCGCTTCCTGGCAAGTAAAACCGAGGGTGAACGAATAGCCGGTGTATACGAACTTAATAGAGTGCGAGGATTCAACACCGGCGTTCCCGTTGCCCATGATCATAACGGCATGTGTACCGTCAATGGTCGACGAATACTGCTCGACAGTTGAAATGCTGCCGCCGGCGGTTTCGGTCAGGGTGAAATCACCACGGCGCGGGAACAGATAGCGGTCGAAGTTGAATTGAGCAATCGCTTGACCAGTTGGAGACGTTGGCCAGTTGGTGTTCACCTGCGCAGCGCCGAAGGCGTAGCGCTCCCCAATGTACTTCTTGAAAATGTTCACCCAGCTATAAGACGCGGCGTTGTCCCGGGCCGCCGTCAATAGCGATGTGTTGGGCGCCGAGGTAGATTCCTCGCCAGTACCAACGCCCCAGGTGATCGAGTCGCCCGGAAACGCGATGCTCGTAATCTGCTCAAGCGGATTGGAGAGCGAGACTTTCAACTTTGCAAGTTGGCCACCGAACTTATGGAAGAAAGGAGGTTGCACTGCAAAGCTGCCAGGCCAGCCGGCGGATCGGGTAAACCCGGCAATTTTGAAGAAGCCGTTAACGTAGGCGTTCTTTTTCGGCGCGGCATTTACAAGAAATGTCCGCCCACCAAGATCGATGGACTTACCGAAAACAGCGGCCTCCAACTGATTAAAGGCGATCGTGTCGTTAGTTGCTGCATCGCCGACGGCGCCGTAGTCGGCGGGAGTTGCAGAGACGTCATCAATCTTGCTCTTCACGGTTCGCGTGATACCGCCCCGTGAAATGTAAAGAATGTTCTGCGCCAGGTTGATCGGACCTTGAGCCGCCTCGATCAGGGCAGAAAAGAACGCCTGCGACCAGCTTCGGGTCGCAGCATCCTGCGGTTCGGTCGGGTCGCCCAGGTTGGAGATCCTGTTGCCTTTGGCACGGTAAGAGCCCTGGCCGTCAACGTCGCTGTCTCCCAGGGTCAGCGCCCTGCCGGTCGAGCGAAGTAGCTGTTTCAGCGCTTGCCAGATCCGGTCGAAGTCGCGGTTGACCGTGGCGGAAAGGAAGTCGCCGTTTTCCTGATAGTCCGTCAGCCGCTGGAACGGAACATTGAGGATCAGGTACAGATCACCCGTAGGCGGGGTGAGGAACGTGATGGATCCGACAGGCTGCCCAATGCCGCTTTGCGTGTAGCCGGACGTCAACAGCACGCCATTGAGATAAACGTCCAGATCGCCGGCTTCGATCACAAGGAAGGGGACAGGGTAAGTGGTGGTGATGCCGTTTGCGGCGTAGCGCTTTTCGGCGGGTCCTGGCTGGACAGACATTGTTTAGGCCTCTTCGTTGAGGCGGGCCCTAGTATTCAACCTGCACTTCGTGCACGCCCGCACCTGGACGCCAATCGTCCCGCCGGGCCTCTGTCGGTTTCCCGACTATTCGCCCAATGCGAACAGGGGTTTGGCTGATCCCACCGGCGCCGGAATCGATGTAGTCATCGTCCTGGTCGGTCAGTGCTGGGTTGAAGTCGCGCATCTGGTCCCAGACCGGACCGCGCAGAACATCGACGTGCGCCCACAGGAATCGGGCCGACAATGGAGACTCGAAGGAATCGAGGATGCGTTTCTGTTTATTGATCGTTGAGAACTCTTCCTTCACACCGCACCCGGTGCCCTTCAGAGCCTGTTTAAGAATGTTCGGAACAAAGCCACCAGGCCCGTTGGTTTCCACGGTCACCAGCGGTATTTGGTATTTGATGACCAGCTCCCGAACCTGCCATACCTGGCCGCCGATGATCCTGTCCCGGTCGTCGAATTCGGCCAACTCGCCGGTGAGGCCTTCGGCGACGTGCCAGTAGAGTTGCCCGCGGGCATCGGTGAGCAGCAGCGAAAACGCCGAGGCGTCCGACTTGATCTTGCCTAGTGAACAGTCCCAGTAAGCGACGGCGCCGACGATCTGTGTTGAACCCAGGTACATGGCCGCCGCGCCGTTGGCGTAGCGCATGGTTGGCTGTACGTCGTACGGAATGATGCGGGCCGGGTCCAACCGAACTTCGGTGACCGGCTTACTGTGCAGTTGGTACTGGCTATCCCACTCGTTGATTGTTCGAGTCTTGCGCCGCCGCTTCTGCAATTCCTTCATGTCGAAGCGTTCAGGCCATGCGCTGCCGGCGTAACAGTCGATCAGGCCGCCGGGGGGCGCCATGAAGGCTATACCGGTTTTGGTGAGCTGGTAGTCCTTGCCAAGCTCCAGCACTCGCGCCAATTTGCCAATGCCGAAGAAAACCACCTCAGGCACAAACGGCAGCGCGTAGGCGACTTGCTTGGCGTCCTCAATTCGAAACTCTTGCGCGAACATCTTGATGGTTAGGCAGTCCGCCCCCATCGCTTCCATTTCGTCGTAAAGACTGTCGTGGGTGTGAGGCGTGCCGATATACAGCTGGCTCCCGCCAGGCACCAGAATGTGCGTCTGCTCGCCCAATCGGTAGCGCAGCTTCTCCCTTGCCTCGGGCGTCTGGATGTTCTTGGGCACCTCTACGTCATCGTTTTGGCATTCATCCGCACGGGCCGAAGTGACGTTCGACAGGATGCCTCGGGCGTACATGGACGAGTTCCGAAAGTCGGCAGCGCCCTCGACCCACCACTGTTCAACCTGCCCCTTGTTGGGCGGCAGCATGTGGCGGGTCAATGGGTGGCTGCGGATAACGTTCTGAGTGTCCCGGCTGGTTTTGTACGCGGTGCCGTCCGATTCGGACTGGTGGAGAATCCTGAATGTGGGGTCGCGGTAATACCGCCAAGCGTTGTAGATCGCGAGGATTGTGGACTTACCGAAGCCACGGAAACAGCGAAGTACCGCCAACTCCCCCTTGGATTCCAGCCACAGGACAGCCCTGATATGGATATCAGGCACTGCCCATTTCCTGCGATTGGCCCAAATAAGGAAGAAGACCAGGAACCCAACCTTTGCTGCAGGTTGCTCTGGCTCAGTGGACATTCCCGGCCTTCTGCATCCGTTCGATGATGGTCTGCGCCGCTCGCTCGGCGGCTGCCAGCTCGCCATCCAGCTCATCAATCACGTGGCCGGCATCAGGCGCCGGCTTCTGGCGGTTCATGATGCCGGCAATGTTCACGACCTTGAGCAACAGCGTCATGGTTGCGGCGGCGTTCTTTTTGCACCAGTACCTGTCGCCCCGTTCCTGCTGGGTCAGCTCGGTGGGCGTCTTCTCGGCCCCGGGCCAGTTGTGCGGATCAACCTCGGTGATGACTACCTCACCCAGGCGCTCGCTGAGCGCTTGCAGGCGCGTGATCTGATCGTCTCTCATTATCTCGCTCCCACAGCAGCACCAAGGTTTGGAGCCCGATCCGGCGCGGTGTCGCCCGGCTCCCACCAATACGATTGGTTGAACTCTTTTTTGGCCCGCTTCTTCATCCGGCGCAGATAACCCGGGCTGAAATATTCCTGAAGCTGGTTAAAGATCAGGTGGTCTGTGGCGGCCTTCGTGTACCAGAGGTTTGCGCCAGGCGTGTGGGACTTGGCGAACTTCACCAGGTTGCCGCCAACCTGCGGGCCTTTGCCGTCAGCGGCGTTGCCCTTCAGCTTGGAAAGCGCTTCGATGTCGCCGGCGATGGGCCCACCGACTGCACCGATGAACGACTGTCCACCTTGGGACGTGTCCGAAAACAGGAAATCCCCGTACAGGCCGAGAGCGCCGCCCTTGAGGAACGAGGCGATTCCAAAGCGAAGACCAGGCACGCCCCACTTTTCGTCATCGGTGATGTCCTTCGGATCGCGCCCGGCCGCAATCTCGCCCAGTTGAATCGCCATGCCTCCCAGCACCGTTGTGCTGGCGACCAGGGCACCGATATAGCCGGCCTTGCCCCAACCTTCCTGAGCCATGCCGCGCCGGGCGTGGCGCATCATCATCGCGATGGAAAAGCTTTTGAACTGCCAGAAGCTGCGCATCAGTTCGCCTTTCCAGGTCCCCCGTTCCACGCCGCCGTGCATGAGGGCCTTTTCCCTGGCCCCGGGCTCGATGATTGCCATGTTCGTTTCGTCCAGCACCGTGCCCAGCAGCTTGGTGGCCGCCTGGTCCTTGAGCCGCTGCGGGGTCGTGTTGAGCTGCTGGGCCAGCGGCACCAAATCAGCGTTCTTGATGCGGTAGATGCTGTTCGCGGTGAGCACCGTATCGCCGACGCCGCGCCAGTCCTCTGGCTGCGCCAGGCGCCACACGGCCCAATCGGTTTCGGTGACGCCCTGCCCGAGCAGGCGCTTGCTGTCTGCGGGGTCCATAGCGGCAATGGTCTGGTGCCGGCGGGACATGTCGCCCAGGGTATCCATCATCGTCGCGCCGAACGCCCGCTGAGTGCCGGCGGTCAACATGTTCAGGCCCGATGCCTGCATGACCTTGCTGGCGGCGGTCTGCGAAAACTTCGATATCCGCCCGGAAATTTCCTCGGTGGTGCCCAGGCCGTCGGCGCCCCAGCGATTAAGGCTGCCGATCAACTGATTCAGGCCCAGGCCTGCCCGCTGCGCCAGACGCCGGTCCGCCGCGCTGGCCGGGTTGAGCATGCGAACCTCGTTCGCAAACACCTTCATCACCGGCATTCCGTTCATGGATGCGGTCAGGCCCAGGGTTCCCTGGTCGGTGATGGACGTCAGCACGGCAGAGCCCAGGCGGCTGGCAACGTTCAAGGCCCGGTACGTCTCAAACCCGTTCGCAAGGGCTGCCGACGCCGGCGGCTCCCTGGTGCCGGCCACCTCTTCGAACAGGGACTCAATCCGGCGGCGCTGCCTGGCGGTCTTTTTTGTTTTCTTGGGATCAGCCGTATCCGTGGCCTTTTGCCCCTCATCAAGGAAGTAGCGCATCTGGTTGGACGGATTCGGGCCCAGGGCCTCTACCAGGGCGATATCACGGGATGCGCGGTCTATGTGACCGATAAGCAGCTCAAGCAGGTTGCGCTCGCCGTAGGCCTTCTGTGCAGCGATAAAGCTTTCGGCGTCCTTGTAGTGGATCTGCCGCGACTCGCTCCCACGGTTGGCGCGCATGCCGTTGCCGGCGGCGTTGCCGGGCTCCAGCTTGTTCGCGCCGCCGGTGGCCAGGGTCTGCCACGCGTGATTCAGAAAGTCGGTCAGCTCGGCATCGTTCATCGGCGTCCCGTCTTCGTTCATGTACTTCGCACGGTTGGCCCACTGGATATGGTCGCCAACCCACTTGGCCTGGTCCTTGGCGACCTTGATTTGCGAGTGGTCCCGAGGCATGGACCAATCATCGAGGAAACCAACATCGCCGCCGGCGCGGTTGAAGCGCTGGCGCAACTGTTCGGCAGTGTCCTTGAACGACTTTGCTGCGGCCTTGGCCGTGGCGCTGCCCGAGTCCTGGCCATGCAGCTCGCGCACCAGCGCCAGGTTTCCAGCCTCGTTCTGGAACAGGCCCAGGAACTTGCCCTTGGTCTGGTCGATCACGTCCAGCATGCGGCTGAGGGAGTCGTCACGAATGGCCCGGGTTGCCGACTCGATCGACTGAATCCCGCTCTTGCCGTCCGACGAGAACGCCAACAGCCGGTCGAGCCCTTCAAGGGGTTGCTCAGGAAAGCGCGCCATGTAGCTGGCCACGCGGTCGTGCGCAAGGATGGTCAGCGCCACGCGCTTTTTCTTGAGGTTGGCCTCATCTACCAGGTCCTTGGCGGATTTGGTCGCGGCCTCGTTGAGGCGGTCGGCGCTGGTCTTTGATTGCCAGGTGGGGTCGGTCTGCGCCAGTTGCCTCATGTTGCGGCGTACGCGGTTCTCGATGCCCTGGATTTCTGGTTGCGTGAGGGGGCGGCCAATGGCCTGGGTGACCGCCTTGATGCATTCGGGGCGCATGGGCTTGCTCCTGTTGGGATGGGAGCAAGCCTATGGGGCGGGAATAGACGGTTTCCCGACTATTTAGAAACCGCGTTGCAGGAAACAAGCGGCGGCAGCGGCGAAGCCTCGGGCGTCCTCTTGAGCCTTGGCTATTTCAGCATCGGCGCTGGCGAGCATTTCCCGGGCAGACACGGTGATAGGGTTGCCGTCGGCATCGATGGCGCCGGTGGATATCCGCATGTCCTCAACCCTGGAAAGGATCTCGTCGGCAACCTGAAGCTCTGGGTCTGCATTGGGTTTGCCAGGCTCGTTTACCACCTCGGCCCCCGTTTTATCAGGGGTGGTAACTTTCTCCCCGGCTGGCTTACCAGCTTGTTTACCACCCGCCGTTTCCGGTTTTTCAACCTGTTTTGAGGTGCCGATATCCAGCGGTTTTGCCTGCAACGTAGGCTCGGCGCGCTCGATGTCATCAAGGATGCGGGTGATTTCCTGTTGCGCCACCTGGGCCATGCTCAGCCTGGTATTGCCCTCGGCCACGCCAGCGGCAAGCGGCTTTTTCTCGAAGCCCTGGACGATGGCATCAGCGCGCTGGCTGACCCGTTCTTCAAACCGCTGTGGGAGCGAACCACGGTCAAGGGTGTTCAGGTCTGCCCTGGCCTGCTCTGCGCTGCGGTTGCCGTCAAGGCTGTTGGTGAGGGTGGTCTGCTGGTCGGTCAGCGCCTGGCGCTCGGCCTCGATGGCCTGGCGTGCCGACTGCTCGGCCTGCTTTCTGGTCTGGCCCTGCTGCTGAAACTCCTTTGCTCGAGCACGAAAGGTATCGTCCAGCCCTTCCAAGCTGCGAGCTACAGTTGATAGCTCTGCCTTGACGTCGCGCACGTTGGGCAGAATGCCGGCGGCTTCCCGCTCCAGCTCCAGGCGTATGGCTGGCTCCAGGTCCTGGCGGGCGGTGGCCAGGGCTACGTCGCGACTTGGGGCAACTACCGGGGATTCCTCGGCAGTTCGCAGAAACTCAGCGCTGTGGATGCTCTCCGGCACCGTCACTGGCTCGCCACGGCTCAACTGGTTGATGGCTGTACGAATGGCCTCCTGATGCGCAACCGCCGACTTGGGGTCAACCGGCGCGCCCGGGGCGGTATCGACGTCGGCATGCTGGTAGGTGCGTTCGGTCAACGCTGCGTCGATCTGTTTTGTGGAGGGGCGCCGCAAAGCTCCACGGCCAATGCCGAAGAAGGCTGCGCCCAGGATCGCATCAGTGGCCACGGCTGTTCCGTCCATGGCCTGGTACTGTGCCGCCTGGGTGGTGTAGCCGTTGCTCTCCAGCAGCTTGGCCGTAGCGCCACGCCCGGCCATGCCCAGCCCTACGTTCGCTCCCACAGCGACAGCGGCGTCTCCCAACAGTGGCTTGACGAAGCGAGCAGCGGGCAGCACAGCGCCAACCCCCATGGTCGTGGCGTCAATGGCGCCCTTGTAGGTGGCGGTTTCCTCGTCCAGCCCTTCGGCCATGCCTACCTGCTTGCTTGCGTAGCCAGCAGGCCCACCAGCAGCAACAGCCGCTCCCACAGGTCCGCCGAGGGCTGTGCCGACAACGGTGCGAGGCAGCACGGCGGCAGCCTCGCCCAGGATCTGCCCAACAATACCGACCTCAGCAGGATCAGGACGCAGGTCCATGACGGTCTGTGCTGTGCCCTGCCCCAGCGTTTCCTGGCTGGAGCGCTCGGCGCTGGTAACGTCGGGCGTGCCGCCGAACTTCGGCTTGGGCAGCAACGCGCCGGCGGCTAGGTCGAGGCCGCCTTGCCACAACGAGCTGAACCCCGATTCAATCGCGCTACCGGCCTCAAGACCACCGCGCAACAGGTTGGGGCCCAGGGTTTCGAGCGCACCGGTAAAGGCACCTGGCTCGGGCTTTTCTTCAGTCCGCTCAAATCGCTGATCCTGGCTCAGCGCCTCGTTTTCTTCGACCAATCCGTCTAGCCAGCTCATTTGACTTTCACCACCATAGGTTTCTTAGTCTGCGGGTCGATCTGCACGCGGCCGGCGTTGAGCAGGTAATACGAGCCCTCACGGCCCGGTACAGGCGACAGCGGCATATCCTCCAACTGCCCTATCGGAAACTTCGTTTGCTCGGCCATGCCCTGCAACTGAAGGTCCACCGCCTTATCGAAGTCATCGTCAGCCATGCCATACGGCTTGATTACCTTGGCGCTGCCACGCTCGGTGATCCCGCCCGTTGCCATGTTGATAGCCGCCTTGGCGGTGTCGCTATCCAGGTCCTCACCTTCGCTGTACGAAACGCCCTTCGCAGCCGCGGTGCCCGCGTACAAGGACTTGAACGCGATGTAAGCCTGCTCCCGCTGCGGCGTGCCCGGGGCCAGGGATAGACCCACATGCTCATCGAAGGCCTCACGAAAGATGTTGTCCTTCGGCATGGGCGTGGATTTGTCCTTGAGGACCTTGGCACCGGCCATCAGGGTTTTGGGGACGTCCGTCCCGTCAGCGCCCTTGAGTCCCCGGAACTGGGCCATGCCGGCGAGCGTGGCGACTGGATCGTCAGCCACCAGGGGCTTGATCGCCGCCGCGAAGTCAGCACCGGACGGCGAGGCCGCTGCGATAGCGCCCAGCAACTGCAACTTGGTGCCGTCGTCGGCCTGGGTCATCACCGCTGACAACATGGTCTGTTCGTCCGGCTTCCACGGGTTCCGGGCGACCTCAGGGCCGTATGCCCGCCGCACTGCGTTCACCACGTCAAAGCGCTCGGCGACCTGCTCGCCCAGCTTCATCTGGCCCTCAGGGCTGGCAATGTTTGAAACGTCGAGCGGCGCCACATCGGCGCCGGTTCGCATTGCGTTGAACGTCAGCGGGTTATCCCGCATCAGCTTGGTGTTGTGGTCCACGGCGGTTTGCAGGCGGTCGAGGTTGGCCTGCTGGGCCACGCTGGCGCCGTTGGCCTGCATCTGCTGGCGCTGGCGGTCGATGTACTGCTGGGCGAGCCCTGGCGGCTGCCGTAACAGGCTCTGGACCTGCGTCATTTCCTGCATGCGGGTGTTGAACTCGCCGGCGGCCGACGTACCGGACAAGGCCGATTTCCACCGCTGCTGGTCCGCCGGTGTCGGCGGGATGCCGGTGGCCGCCTGCCTATCCATCTGGCTAAGGATCCGCTCAGCCCTCACCTCGCGCATTTCGGCCTGGCGCTGCTGGTGTTCCTTCACCTGGAAAATGCGACCGCTGACGGTGTTCATCAGTTGCGTGCGCTTCTCCGGGTCCAGCTTCTTGGCGTAGAACCCATCCTCGGCGGTCAGGTCGTGCTCAACCTTTTGCAGGCTAGCAAGGCTATCCCGCGATTCCATGACGCGCTGGGTCGCGTGCGTGGTCCAGTTGTCATCCTTAAATTCCTGTTTCTTGCTGGCCCAGGCCTCACCGAACGCCAGGCGCCCAGCGATATCGATATCCTCGGCGTCCATCCTGGCGTTGATCTGGTCCACGTTCGCCCCGGGCATGGCGGCGTCTTTGCCCAGCAAATCCATGCGCGCCGTGAGGTCGCTCTGTGCTGCCAGGATGCGCCCCTTGCCGGCGGCCTCGCGAACCTTGCCCAGGCCGCCAAGTTGCATGCGCTTCAGCGAGTTGCCGATCTCGGCCTGCTGCACCTGGTCAAGCCCTGGGGTGTCCAGCGGATCAAGCTTGGACACTGCAGCTTGGTAGGCCTCCTCCGACTTGTCGTAGCTGAGCTTGCCGGTGCGCATCTGCTCATCGAGGTCATTGGCAATGGTGGTGATTTGCGACTCACGGTCGATCAGGGCAGTGCTGGCCTTTACCCTGGCTAGCGCCTGATCCTCCTTGTTGACCTGGTCCAGGTAGCCAAGCGCGGCGTTCTGGACTGTCGACGCAGTTTGCTGGGCGGCCCTGGTCTGCGCGCTGTTATCCATCTGAATGACGCGGTTTTGTGGGGTTTCCTGTTGGACCTGGACCTGCCCAAAGTTGCCCAGCGGTATCTGTGCCATCAGGAATTACCTCCAGCTTGCGTGACGGTCCCGTTTCTGCCGGCTGCCGATGCCTTCCACGACATGCCGGCCTGTGCACCAGCAGACAGGACGGTGCCGATCGATTGCGAGTTTGCCGCCGACCTGGCCTGCTGGCCGGCAATCGTGTAGTTCGCCGAGTCGTTGTAGAGCCTGGATTGCTGGTTGCGCCCGTTGAAAATCGTCAGCGCCGCATCCTCTTCGGCGTTGCCGATGATCTCTTCGTTGATGTTGATCGCCGTTCCCGCCCCCACCTCGACGCCCGAGGCGGCCAAGGCCGCGTTGGCCTGGCTGGCCTGGTTGCGCGCCAGGCGACGAATGCGATCGGCCTGCACCACTGCGGCGCTGGCGGCGGTATCAGCATCCAGCTTGGCCTGGTCGCTCTGCGCGTCTGCATTGAGCTGCGCCTGCTTGCCAGCCTGCTGGGTGGAATAAACCGAGTAAACCGTTGCAGCCGCAAGAGCGGCGTATGCCGCGTAGCCTGCTGCGCCTACTGCTCCGACAGCCATGGTCAGATCTCCATCATCAAAAGCGGGCCGATCTTGCGTAGGCCCTGGGATTCATACAGTCGGGTGGTGCCTTCAACGCTCACACCAGTCCCGATACCCATGTAAATTTGCTTGGCGCCCTTGATGGCCGCCCATGCCTTGAACGCCTGGATCAGCCGAATAGCAGTGATACCACTGCGCCGGCTGGGCTCGATGAACAGCGAGTAGTCGTAGGCGATCAGGTCATTGCTGAACCACTGGTCAGTGACCGCGCCGGCCATGCCTCCGACCACTACCCCGGCCAGATCGGCAACAAAAATCACCCCGGCGCCGTTGATCAACTCATGCATGAAAGCCCCGGTTTTGTCGGGGCAGAAGGACATCCTTGAGTAATCGCTTGTGGCATGCAGCAGCGTGGCCAGCTCAACGAGTCGAGGAACATCGGAGTGCGTTGCAGGGCGAATCATGTCGAGTACCTCAATCGTTGAACGTGATTTTCTTGATGACGCTCAAAAGCTGGAACGGCAGGGGCTGCTCCTGAGTGATGGTGATCGACCCTTCGCCACGGCCCCACCCAAGGTTCTCCATCCGATGGACCCCGGTGAACAGGTCAGGTGGCTTATCCAGGGTGTCGGTGCCCGTGGAGCGGAAAGCGATCGTTTGCCCGTTGATCTTGCAGCCCGTGGTTTCAAGGAATCGCAGGGAAATCTCGCCGATTCGCATGCTGTTGCCCTGCATGCTGCCGGTACTGCCCTGGACTTCTGGCGTCAACGTTTTGATTTTGGTGACGAAGTTGAGCCCGATTTGAACGAACGTGGCCGGGCGCGGGAGAGTGATTTGCCCACTGGTGACCACCTGCGGCTGCATGACGATGTTGTCGGCGACGATATCGACCGTCATCCCTTCCAGGTGGGACAGGCCACCCCAGACCGTTGGCTTCGTTGGGTCGATGGCGAAAATGCCGCAATCGACGCGGATTCCCTGGTTGAAGCGCTCGATGTAGCGAACGTTCTTGCCGTTCACGTTCCGCCGCACGACGCACCACACCTGGTCGCCATCGGCCACCGGGATCGACGCGACCGATTCAAAAGCCCCGTTCGTGATCTGTCTGGCCCAGCCAATCACGTCTTGGTCCCGATCCACGGTCATGGTGGCCATGACGCCATCGGCGCGTACCAGGTACAGGATCGACTCAGGTTCCTGTTGATAGGCCATGTCGATGATGCCGGACTTGGTCGCGTGCTCGGACAGGACCGACATGTCAGGCGACCCGAACGTGTCGGAGTCGTACTTGTAGGCCATGGCGCGCAGCTTGCGGTTGGCCCGCTGCACAAAATACAGCTCGTTACCGATCCGCACCGGACGCACCTTGTTGCAGCCGTAGACCGAAGGGTTCTTGGCGCGGATGTTGGTCGGGGTGATGGACTTCTCAACGCCACCGCTGACGGTGAACTCACCGCCGTAGGTCAGCGGGATCAGGGCATTGATCTGCCCCATGTGAAGGATGGGGTTGATCTGGTCCGACGACAGGTTGTAGGACAGGGCGTCATCATCCTTGGTGCCCAGCTCGAAGTTCAGGTACTCGCCCGTGCGCGACTCCCAAATCGTTTGCGGGTAGTTCACCGAGCCGCCCAGGGCAAGCCGCTGCTCGTACAGCGTGCCGGCACCAGGGTAGCCGTCAATGTCGTTCCAGACAGAAGACTCAAGCGACCAGGCGTTCGCCGGCGATGCAACGGCAGACGTCGGGGCAGACCGGATGATGCCCGACACCACCGTCGCGCTGGTGAACACAGTGATTTCCAGCAGGCCGCCGTTGATCTTCACGAACTTGCCAAGATCAGTGGCGCGCCAGCCAGCAGCCCCCAGGGTCATGGTCACCACGCCACCCACGGGCGTTGCGGCGCTCAGGGTATTGGTGGTCTGTGGCGATCCCTTCAACGACCAGGTGGGGCGCACGGCGGCGGTGAACGGGTTCAGAATTTCCACAGTGACCACGGTGGCGCTGGTCACGGCGGTGATCTTCGCCACGCCGCCGCCTGACCAAATCTCCCGGCCAACGTCGGACGCCAGAAACGCGGAAACGGCCGCCGTGGCCGTGCGTCCGGTGCCGACCGTGGGGTCGCTGAACGTGATCAAGGATGTGAAATCGATGCCCTTTTCATCGAATGGCTTGGTCACAAAGGGTGCCGGGGCAAGGCTCCACTCGGTATCCGAAAGCCTGCGCAGGCGGTGCACTGGGATCGCGGTGTTGAACAGGAACATAGTGTCCGCACCCTGGACGTAGTCAGTCCGATCAAGCACGGTGTGGCTGAAGGGGCTCACCAGCTCGACGCCGGTGAACGTGCCGTTGGGGTAGTAGATCCTGACGTAGTAATCACCAAACTCGCACATGTAGGCCTGCTGGGTGTTGAACACGTAGGGAATCAGGCGACAGAACCTGTCTGGATATTTCGCCTCTTTCACGAAGAGCGTGCCGTCACGGCGCAGTGCACCGCCGTGGATGACCGGCCAGGCGTTCTCGATGATCTCGGCGCCATTCTGGTACCGGGTCAAATCAACCCGGCCAAGCATGCGCGGGGAAACCTCGCCGGCGGTGAAATTCGTTTGGATCAGGGTTAGGCGGGCCATTACCAGCCACCCCCGAAGCGCGCAGCAAGCAGGCGCTCATCGCCCAGGGTCTGCGGCGGATCCTCTTGCCCATCCACGGACTTGGCGACCTTCAAGGCCTGCCTGAAATCCTCTTGACGCGAAGCGTGCTCGGACGTCGATTGCGTGATGGGATAGGCCAGGACCGAAGCCATCTTCAGCGTCATGAGGTCAACGAGCTGGGAATCCCACGAGCTTTCAATCTCATTGCGAAAGATGTAGCGCAGCTCAAGCACTGTGGTGTTGGCCTGGATGGATCGACCTTCGACCAGGTAATCGATCTGTAGGCCGCTCGACCCAACTTCCAGCACCCTCAGGAAGTCGGCGGGCAGCTCGAAGGCATGGTCATAACCGAAGGCCGGGGCCGCGGCATCGGGTGCCAGCACAGCCCGCTTAACGCAGCAGTTCCAGGGATGCGCCCTCAGCAGCATGTCGCGATTGGTTGGGTAGAGGTTTGCGCAAAGCTTGGCCCGGTCCAGGTTCAACTGGTCGTTGAAGTCGTTGATGGTTTGGGCGCCCAGCATCAACAGCGCGTTGGAGCAGATCGAAACACCGGTGGCCATTGTCATCCTCAACCTCCAGATAAAAAGACCGGGGCACATGGCCCCGGTAAGTTATTGCCATCCGCTGGCCACCACGAATCAGTTGCCGTCGATGTACTGCAAGCGCAGTGCAACGGTGCCGGCGCCGGTCGCGGCAGCAGTCAACGTGATTGCCACGTCGTACTGCTTGCCCGGGTCAGCAGCGAGGCCCAGGGCCTGCCACAGTGGCTTCTCGATGTCGGCCAGGCCGAAGCCTGCACCAGCGTCGGCCGGGTCCGCTTCGTGACCGACGTCCACGTTGACCAGCGCAGCGGTGAGAGCCTGGGCCGATGCGAAGAAGTCGACGTCCACAACGGCGCCGGCATTGACCGCCGTAACGTCGTAGATACCGATGTCGCCGACGGCGGTGGTAATGGCGTCGCACGACAGCAACAGGCGGGACACGCGGTCCACGGAGTTGATGCGCATCATCCGGTAGACCGAACCGATGGAGTCGGCGGCGCCAACCTCAATCACGCCAACGCGCTCACGGATGCGGCCACCGTCGATACGCTGCGGCGACAGGGTTTGTGGGAGCGCGTCAGCGTTGGTGACGGCGGTGGATTTGGTGATTACTACAGCCATGATTCATTGCTCCTGATCAGATGGGGGGAAGGCAGCGCCTGAGCCTTACGACTCAAGGGCTGCGATTTCCACAACCTTTTCTTCTTCCACCCGCACGGAGCCGATGGACATCTTGCCGTAGATGCGCACGTTAAAGCCCTTGCCCGGATCTTTGCCCACCTCGGTAGTGATGTCGGCGCCCTTGCCCAGCGTCACGCCAGACTTGGCCCAGGCGTAAAGCAGGCGAGTGGAGCCGTTCAGCGGGGTGCGCTCGGACGGAATCCAGGTGAAGCCCATCCACTTGCCTTCAACATCGCCATCCTCGAGGAACCTGCCTGCCATGTAGTCAGCGCTGGTCAAGGTTGGGTCCGCCAGGATGTCAGCAGCAGCCGAGGCGCTGTAGGTGATAAACAGTTCCTCGCCGTTGTGTTTGTCCGCTTCGTTGCGGCGGAACAGCTTGCGGGCCTGGATGATCTTGGCCTTGGTCAAGCCGGTACCACCAACAGCGATCTTTTGCGCGGTCGGCAGGATGATGTTGCCGGTGGTGGAGCGGGAGTTGCCGCCCATGGACGCGATGATTACGTCATCCTTGGCGCGGTTGAGCGAAGCCACCATCGCCTTGACGTAGTCCGAGGTTGGGTCAACCAGCATGCGGATCTTGTCCTGGTCGTCGAGCATGTCGCCGTCTTCCCAGTCGAACAGGTCCACAAAGCGCGTGCTGTGTGGTTGGTCGTTGATCGGGGTGTCGCCGTGGCGAGTGGTGCGGCGCTTGGCGGTACGCTGGCCCATGCGGTTGATCGACTTGGACATACCGACGATGTTCGGCTCGATGGACACGCGGGTTTCGAGGCGCGAGGTCATCTGCTGAGCCAGGTGGCGGAAGTTGTCGCCGAACTGCTGGACAAAAGCTTCAGTGATTTGAAAGGACATTTGATGCACTCCAATGCAGATATGGGATTGCCTGCCGGTTGTCCGCATCGCGGGCCGGGATTCCTGGCGTGCATCGGCTTTGCGTCGCCTGGGGCGTTCCGGTTGTCTGCATGCCATCGCAGGCCGGCCCATTGCTGGGATGCCTGCGATGTTTGTGCATGGGGGGTGTCGGTTTCCCGACTATTTGAGGGCTGGAATCAGCCCAGGCGGGATGGGGCGCGGTTGTACTTGCGTTCGTAAAGCGCATTCAGCTCGGCTTGAATGCCGGCGCGCTTCGGATCATGCGCGGGCATGGCCTCCAACTGCTGGCGCAACTCAGCCGTCTTGACCGCAAAGTCGGCCTCGTTGGCCGGGCTGCCGCTGATCGCGGTGTCCTCGCGCAGTTCCTTGCCGATATTGGCGGTAAACGCGATGAAGTCAGGGTCGTTGCCGTACTTGCTCATGAGCGCGTCGAAGTTTCCAGGCTTGCCAGGCTCACTGGCGAAGACCTCGGCAGCGCGATAGGAGGCGGTTACGTTGGTCTTGAGGGCTGCGTCATCGCCCCAGACAGACTTGAGGGTTGCGGTGCAGTCCTGGGCAGTGAGCTGGGCCCCGCCCTCGATCAGCCCGGGCGCGGCCTTCATGTACTCGCCGATGACGTATTGCACCTGGTCGTTGGTCAGGCCCTTGGCGTGGGCGCCCTTCAGGAACGACTGAGTGCTCTCGTCCGCTTTGAACTCATCCCAGTTGAAGCCCTCGACGCCTTCCAGCTTGACCGTGTATTCATCGACGGACTTGGGCGGCGCATCGCCGGTGCCCATGCGCTTTTCCAGGTGGGTGTACGACTCGGCCAGCTTGCGGCTGGACTGTTCCAGGTCGAGCGAACCATCCTCCTTATTGACTCGGTATTTCTCGGGGATGTAGTCGTTGTTCGCCCCCATGTTCAGCACGCTGCCGGCAGTTGCTGGCGCAGATGCTGGCGGCTGACCACCACCGCCCTCGCCGCCTTCGCCAGCCTCAGCCATCAGGAAATGGCCCAAGCGGCCATGGATAAACCAGTTCATTGCGATTCCTCTTGGTCGTTGGCGTCTTGTACGCCGTTGGCACGATTGATACGGAGAACAACGTGGTCCAGGACCTCACGGGCCCCGGCTTGCTTGTAGGTGGTGAGGATGGCGTCGATGCCACCCACGGTGCAGGCGTTCTTGGCGAAGCGCTGAATCAGCAGTTCCAGCGCGATCCGGCCTTCGTAGTGGTCCTCGAAAACACGCTTGAACAGCGCGTCGGTTTGCTCGGGCGTCAGTTTGTCAGGCGTCATGCCGCGCTCCCCTGTTGCTTGAGCGCAGACTCAGCGACCTGCTGCTGCATCATCTGCTGTTGCGCCTGTTCCTGGGCGGCCTGCTGGGCCTGGGCCCGATCCTGGCGCAGCTTGTCGCGGGCGGCAGTGCTGCGGATAACGGCAGACGGAACGCCCAGGGCCTCGCCTTTGAAGCGCTGGGCCTCGTCCATGTCGATGTTGTCCATGACGGTCGGATCGACCTGAGCAACGACCAATGCGCCGTTGACGTACTGGTCAATGGCGGTGACCTCTTCCAGCTTCTGCGAGCGGGCCAGCGGCGACAGGTAGCGCACGGTGAAGTTGCGCCCGGCCAGCGACTCAGGCGCAGCGCCCAGGACGCCAGCGCGGTAGGCAATGCCGAAGCACCGTTCGATCAGTGGTTGCAGGTACTCAGTCTGGAGCCGGCCATAGACCGGGCCCAGCAGTTGACGGATCAGGTTGACCCGCACGTGCACCTCGGTGGCAGTCATCGCCGGGCCGTCCTGGGCCTGGAGCTGGTCAGCCATCAGGATCTTGCGGATGGAACCCTGCAAGCGGGCGATCTTCGTTTCCGCGTACTGGAAGTTTGAGCCGGACTGCAACGGCTTCATGCTGTCCACGGAGTTCGCAATGATGATCTTGCGCGGCCCGACCTTGATGGTTCGCGGGTTGAGCACGCCGTCATCTTCGGCAATCCACATGCCGGCGATGGCCAGGTCACCGGCGGCCAGGTCCATCCTGCAGAGTTCGTTCAGGGTGCGAGCGTCCGGCAGCGCGTCGAAGACTGGACCCACCGCATAGACGCTGTCGGGGATCATCATCCAGCGCGGCACCACCACTGGCATTTCGTGGTAGCCCGACTCGCTCACCAGTTTCTTGGCTTCCACTTCAACTTTGCAGGAAGCAATCGGCATGTTCTTTGCCAGCTTCGCGCCGACCATGTAGGTGCTGCGCGGGTAGATGGCATGAACGAACCGGACCATTTCCTGCGGCTTGTCCTTGGCCAGCTTGCGTGTGGCATCGCTCAGGTTCTCTTCGCCGAACTCGTTAACCGCCTGCTCGGCGGTCAGCTTGTATTCGCGGTATACGGTATCGATCTTGCCGCCAGCCTTGGACGCCGAGGCGTAGACGCTCGCGATGGGCCACAGCTCGAAGGTAAAGCCGCCCTTCTCCCTGTCCTGATCGATGTACAGGGCAAACCACCCAGCGCACACAACGTCGATAAGCCCCTCAAAGGCGGCCGCGTCGAAGTTGGATGCGTGGATGTTCTGCCAGAGGATATCGGCGGAATCATCCAACCACCGGCGTTCATCCTCGGTTTCCTGGCCGACGTCCATGCCGAACCACAGGGAGTTGGCCGGTGTCAGGCCCGACATGATGCCGGACGAAAGGATCCGCGCCGCGTCAGTGGTGGTGCCGTCAATGAGCTTGGCCTTGCGCATCTGCGCTTCCATGGCCGTGATTTGCTCAGTGCAGAACCCACTACCCCGGATCGGGTAGCTGTAATCGAAGCAATCGCGCCAGACCGACTCATGCGGCGAGCGGAGAGACTTCAGGGTGCTCAACGTTTTGGCGATCTGGTCTGCGTTCATGATCCGAGGGTTCTCTTTCCTTGTTCGAGCACGCTACCGGCGGCCCCGCCGGACGAAAGCAGGCTGCTTTCCAACTTGCGTTTCTTGCGCGTGGCCGTCTCGTCGTTGGCCTTCTGCGCAGCCAGGTCGGCGGCTTTCTGTGCCTCGACCTGCGGGTCTGGCGCGGCAACAACCTTTGGCTTCTTTGGTCGGCTTCCCATGGTCGTTACTCCTTGACCTGCGGTTCAGGGCAGAGCCAGCCTTCGCTGGTCAGTACGGCCTGCTTGATGGTGGTTGGATCAACGGCGTTGGTGCTGGCCGCTGGTGCTCGGTTGCTCAGCGCTCCCATGTCGCCCTTACGCTCAGCATCGATGACGAGGGGTTCGCCGCCGGCGTTCATGCGCTCGACCTCGGCGATGATCGATACCTTGTCGCCAACGAAGTCACCCACGCGGGTGGCCTGGGCGTCATTGGTCACGACGTGCCAGCGCCCGCCGGCGCTGTGCTTGGCCACGTACAGCGGCGGCTGAGCCTGGGCGGTGTTGGATTCGTTGGCGTCGGGAGTACCGCCGGCCGCGTCGGTGACTGCGGACGCAAGCGGTGACATGGTGGCGAGGGGTTCGCCGGGGGTCTGCGGGGTAAGGTCTGGAGCTGGGGGCATGATGGTGGCCTCGGGTTGGTTGTCGATCAACGAGGGCCAGCATCAAGGGGGATGGCTGTCGGGTTCCCGACTATTTGCGAGGGGTGCAGGAAGCGTTGACGTGGTCGATCAACGCGTTCAGGGCGATGATGGCTTCGTCTCCGTCGTTGGTGATGGTGACAACTCGTTGAGCAGTCGCTGGGTCAAGTTCGGCTCTCGCTTCTGCATCATCCACGCTGCCGGGGCCTGTGCCGGTTCGCACGACGGGGCAACGGACTGGGACTGACAGGCGCTGAGCGCCAGAGCCGAGGCGAGCAAGAAGAGCTTTGTTCGTGGATTGTGCATCGGTAAGTACCTTCGTGTTGTCGGTATCAAGCTGGCGCAACAGGCGCTGGGTGTTGCGGCGGGACTCGGCGGCGGCCTCCAGCTCGCCGTTGAGCTTCGTGGCCGTGTCGAGGCTGGTGGTGACATGGTCAAGGCGCCAAAACGCCAGGATCAGCGCCATGGCAAGCCCTGCGACGAGGTAGCGAGTCATGGCGCCCATGATCAAGCGAACTTCGAAGTGCGGGTGTTGATGATGCCCAGGTAAAGCACCATCGCGTCGGCCTGCATCTTGAGCAATTGCTGCTCGTCCTCAGGAAGTCCCGCGAACAGCTCGGTGTGCAGGAACGCCTCCAGCTTCTGGATGCGGTCGGCCAGTTGCTCGCGCTCGGCAATCATCCGCTGCTGGTGCGGCGGCAGGTGCCCGACGTGGCCGATAGCGACGTTGGCTTCTTCGAACTGAGCTTTCGGGCACCAGCTGGTGTAACCATCGCTGTACTTCACCGTGTAGCCTTCGCGGCCATCAGCGTGAGCCTGGGCCCAAGCCATAACGATCTTGGTGCCAACGTAGTGCTGAGTCATGGTATTGCCTCGGTGGTGGTGGGATTTATCGTGCGTACCAAGTCAGCGTGAAGCACCGCGCATCCTGCGGCACTTCGGCGATAGGCCAGCGCAGGCACTGCATGTGCTTGCGCTCGGGCCTGGTGCGGCTAACTCGGAGGGTCTGAACCAGGTATGCAGACCCGGCAGCAGTGGTGATGTAGTCGCCGACTGCGATGCCTTCGGCGCCGTCGACGTATAGCTTGCAAGGCGTGTAGGGCTGCCTGCGGCCTGCCATGGCTACTGAGCCCCCATGCACTGGCTGTGTCGCTTGAGCTGGCGCGTCCATACGCCTGGGCAACGCTTGTTCCCTGGCGTGGAGCAGTCGAAGCCGGCGACAAAGCGGTACTTGAGCAGGTCGTTGCAGGCCTGGGCGTATTGGCCGGCCACCAGATCGCGGCGCATTGAGGACTTGCGCCAGGTGCCGATGCCGTACTGGCCGACGAAGTCCATGTACAAATCGAACTCGACCTGGTGCAGCTTCACGCCCGGCAGGCTGGCGGCGAACTGTTTCTCGTCCTGGGTCATCAGATTGCGGGCCAGCAGCGCAGCCCGTGGCCGGGTGATGGTGTCGCCCATCTGCACAGGCCGGCCATCTTCGTACCGTGTCGAGCCGTGGCCGATGGTGGGCACGTCGCCCTTGGTGGGGATGACAGCGTGATCGGTGAACCCCTCGTTCGCCTGCCAGGCACTGAAGCCGCCCAGGCTGAGGGTGAGCAGGCCGACCGCAATGCGGTTGCGGTTGTTCATGAGCGGGCGCGCTCGCGCAGGGCCTGGATGCGTGCGGCGCTCTCGGCATCCTCGCGGCGATCCCTGCGGATCTGGAAGTAGGTGTTGACCAGGAAGCCCAGCACGGCAATGCCAACGCCGGCGATGCCAATCCAATTGACCTGGGAGAGCCAGCCCACAACGCCGGTAGCCGCGCCCGCCATCATGCCCTTGCTGGCAACCGACGCCCCCACAGCCTCAACGATTCCCTCAGGTGCAGGGTTCGACATGTTTGTACTCCTGACTGGGGCTTTCATGGTCTGGCCTCCAGGGTCAAAAAAAAGCCCCGCACTGTGGCGGGGCAGCGATGACGCAAGGGTCGTCGGGGTTGGGTGTCGGAATCCCGACTATTTTGAAGTGCCACTACACCAGAACTCCCACAGTTCCGTGGTCATCTTGCTGATGTAGCCCTCCTCGTCCTGGTCAGTGTTGTAGCCACGCTTTCGCGCCAGAGCCTCGAACGCATTGCGGCTGCCACGATATCCCTCGATCAACGCTTGAAGCGCATCAACGCCGTTATCAATCACGTATATGGCGCCCTTGGTCCCCCTGCTGCTCTGCACTGACTCAAGCCTGTAAACCACATGTTGAACATCCATCACCGTTGGCGAGCTACCGCCGTAAGGCCCGTGGCCTGTCGCGCTCGCCTCGGCGAACTGGATGCGCTGCACACCACTCAGCACGGACATACGCGTGCCATCCTTCGGCCCGCCAATCAACAACACGTTTTCATAGTTCATCGCACAAGCCTCAAGCTTTGGAGTGATAAGCCCACCAGTCACCAACGGCGACCATGGGCAGCTTCGAACGAGCCTGGCCGGTGGCCTGGACCCAAAACAACACAAGGCGCTCCCCCTCGGTGTAGCGAGGTTCGGCGCCCTGCTTCCAGCCCAGCAACGTGCTGCGCGGGACTGCGATGGCGTCGGCCACCGACTGCGGGGAGTAGCCTGCACGCGAAAGCCCGGTGATCACCGAGAACCAATCCACGCGCTGTTCGGCCAGGGCGAGCATGGTTAGGCCACTCGCAGGTATTTCGGCATGCAGACCTCGATCACCTCGATTCCGTCGAGCGTGACGCGCCGGAGGTCATCCTCCACATACTCGATACGCACCGGCGACCAACTCCGCATGCTGAGCAGCAGCTCATAGAACTCAACGCGGCCCAGGTAGATAACCGCCTGGCTGATCGGCTCAAGGCTCTCGCTCTGGCGTTGGTAGATGGCCTGCCGAATCCGGCTCAGGATGTCGCTCATGCTGCACCACCAAACGCGCACGCACGCGAGGCAGAGTGAGGTGGCGCGTCCACCCTCCCCATCCTGCTCATGACTTCAGTCATTTCGGATATAACCGCTGTGAAACCCATAACCGGATTGTCCAGCTCGTCGAACTCGAACGGATGCACGGCCCTCCTGAGCCCAAGCATGAATTCCGGTTGCTCGGGCGTGGACAGGTCGATATCAACCCCGATCATGACCCAGCCGTCGTACAGCTCGCGGCAGGCCCATTGCATGACTGGTTTCATGTTCATCCCCTTAGAACCTCTCAAATGACCAGCCGCCGCCAGACTTCTTGGTTTTGGCGGTGACTGCGACGATCTGGAACGGGTACAGGCTGGCCGCGACTTTGGTTTTCACTCGGGCGTCGTCGGTCCAAAAGCCCTTGACCTCATGCAACTCCATGGCGCCATTGGCGAGCATCACGGCGAAGTCAGGCGTGTAGAACGTGTTATCAGCGAGGCGCAGCTTGATCCCTTCGAACTTGAACCAGGCGATGTGCCCAACGAACTGGCGGTCCTTCAGGTACTCCATGTACGCCGCTTCGGTCTTGTTCATTTCGCCGGTCTTGAGCCGGCCCAGGGCCTGGAGTGAACGGCTCATGCCGCTCCGTGGCTGGTTAGACATGGTCGTTTCTCCTGATGCCCATCTTCGCCAGCAGCATGGCGCGGCAGGCTTTCGGGTCTTTTGGGATTTCGAGGACGTCGACGATGCGGTCGGCTTCCTGGCGGCTGTGCTCGAGCTGGACCTGCTCACGTGGGCGCATGCTGTCGTTGCCAATGCCCTTGGCAATTCGCCCTTCCAGCGGCTGGCCGGTCTGTGCGCGGCGCATGACGATGGCGTAGTTACGCTCGAAGCGCTGGCGCAGTGGCTTGTCATCGGCCCTGGCGGTGCGCAGGTCGAATGTGCTGGTGGCTTCTGCAGCGATGCGCACAGCGTCATGGGAGTACTTGCCCTCAAGGGCTTGAATCCAGGCGTCTGCCTCATGCGGCAAGCCCATCTGTTCGGCTGTTGGCTTGCACCAGGCAACGAACTGGCCGACGTTGGGCAAGAACGGGCTTGAGGACTTACGGGCCTGCTGAAAACCGAAGGCGAGCTGTTCATCGCTGTTGATGCCGCCCTGCACAAAACCTGCGATCCATTCGCGCTTGGCGTTGAACAGCGCCTTGTCGTCTGCCCAGGCCTGGCGCCAAGCCGGAAAGATGCCTTGGAGCTTTTCGAAAACGGTGTTCACGATCTCGGCGGTGCGCTGATCGACCTTGATGGGCTGAGCAACTGGAACGCCCGCCATGGCCCTAGGCGGGTTTAGATCTTTGGTGATGTCGGTGATGTGCTTCACAGGATCGGCTCCTTGGCCCAGTCAGTGCTGGTCATGTCGAGCGGCAGGTTGCTGGTACGCATTGGTCCGCTCATGCGGCGGTTGGCGTCTTCCTGGGCTTTGAGCAGCCAGTTACGCCATGTGGCGATCCAGTCGGCTTTGGTCTGTCCGTTGCCGCGCCAGTAGTTCACGAACTTCTCTGTTTCGTTGACCAGGATCACGCCCGGGGTGCGTTCGGCCGCCCACTTGCGCATGTCACCGGTGACGTTGAATGGTTCGGGCAAACGGCATTTGCGCTTGGCTTTCGGCTCGGGTGCTGGAGCCGGATTTTCAGCAAGGGGGGATAAAGGGGGTTTTAGATCTTCTTCTGTATCTGTATCTGTATCTCTTATCGTTGAGTTTTCGTTCAACGGGATTTCAACGGGCGTTGAACGAGCGTTCACAGCCTTTGTTTTCCTGGCCTTGGCGCGTGCTGCCCTTGCCTCGGCAGAGGCTTTTCCCGCTGCACTTCGCTGACTTTGGGTTGCGTGAACGGCCTCCAAATCCCGCTCAATTCGGTCGTGAACCCACTCACCGGAACGCTCGTTGAAAAACTCGTTCAACGACCGTTCAACGTCCGTCCAACGCTCGTTCGAAAGCCTTGCAATACGGGCCAGTCGGGACACTGGGATTGGCTTCCCTGTCTGCCAGTAGTTGAAGATCAGCAGCAGATAGGCGCCGTGCTCTTCTGTGGTCAGGTGCATGGTGTCGGCCAGGTAGTCGGCGACGTACAACTGCATGTATGGGAGGGCGGCCACGGCTATTCCTCCTCCAGCTGATCGACGTTCTGCACGTGCTCCATCCAGCGCTTGGCCTGGTGGAAGATCGCTTCGATGTCGCGCTGATTGAAGCACCGCATTTCATTGGGCACGACCTTGAGCCCCAGCACGGCCAGGATCTGGCAGAACTGCTCAAACTTCTCCGGCTTCATGCGGCTGATCGTCGCCTCGTCGCAACCGACTGCAAGCGCCACGGGCGCATTGCCGACAGACGCAAGGTGCTGCATGAGAACGCAATAGTTCTTGCGGGCCCTTACGGTCTGCTCTTGGTTCAATGGGCTCGACATGATCAGGCCGCCTCTTCTCCGGAGTCGGGAAAGCGCTCCGGGTAAAGGATGTGAATCTCGGTGATTTCGCCGCCGAAAACCTTGCTCAGGTTTTCCGCAAGGGTTGCGGATGCACGCTGAACGCCGCGCTCGATGCGCGAGAGGTTTCCGGAATCAATGGCGTCACCGATCTGAACCAGACGTGCCGAGACATCGGCGAGCGTCCATTTCTTTTCGAGACGAGCACGTTTTAAAGGAGTCATGGCAAGGCCCTGAGTTGATTTCAGGGTGATTCTGCGATTAGCGCAGATTTAATGCAATCAAATTCTGCGCCTATCGCTTTGCGCAATACGCAGAAAGACCGGAAAATCCCCCCATGGATATTGGACAAATCATCAGAAGCGCCCGCAAAGCCAGGAAACTTTCGCTGGAAGACCTGGCGCACCAGGTCGGCTCAGACACTGGCAACCTTTCCCGCCTGGAGCGTGGCTTGCAAAGCACCACCCCGGAAAGGCTCAAGCAGATAATGAGCATCCTGGATATCAAACTCACCCCGCAGATGGATGCGGGCATGTCGAACGTGCAGATGGCCCTGCAACCGCGCCGGGAGCCTAAGGAATATCCGTTGATCAGCTGGGTGATTGCTGGGGAATGGGCAGAATCGTGCGATACCTTCCACCCTGGTGACGCTGATACCTGGATCACCTCCACAGAGAACGCCGGCGATAATGGCTTCTGGCTGGACGTGCGCGGCGACTCAATGACCTGCAACGGCAACCCCAGCTTCCCCGAGGGCTCACGTATCCTGGTGCGGCCTGAGGCCGACTTGATCAGTGGCAAGTATTACGTGGTCAAGCTGGGCACCGGCGAAAGCACTTTCAAGCAGTACGTTGAAGACGCCGGGGCCAGGTATCTACGCCCACTGAATAACGCCTACCGCGTTATCCCAATCGAGGGCGAATTCAAGGTTATTGGCCGTGTGATCGACGCCAAAATGACCGGCCTGTAGCAACCACTCTCACCCCTTCTCAACACAGCCCGCCAAGCGCGGGCTTTTTTTCGTCCTGAATTTATAAATCTGCGCTTGACGCAGAATATTATCTGCGCATAATGCAACCCATGTTCTGCGATTGGCGCAGATTTGTAACCGCTCTTTAGATCCACCCCTGCCGGATCACCACCGGCCCAGCAACAAAGGCAAGCGATGGACCGGCCTCAACGGTCCAGAAGGATGGCAACTGTCCCAGGGTGCGCAGCGCAAAGCCCCGAATCAGTTTTCCAGCGGGCAGGGCCGCGGCTGGAGCTACGGAAACACGGAATTTTCACTGATGCACCTGGGCAACCGGGTGCATTGGGAAATCAACCGGAGATACGCAAATGGATACAAGCAGCAGCTTGAGTAGAAATATCGGGCAGATCCTCACGATTTTGTTTGTAGTTTTCATCGTTCTGAAACTGATCGGCACCATCGACTGGTCATGGTGGTGGGTTCTGGCGCCGAGCTGGCTCCCAACTTTGTTGCTGATCGTCGTCTCGCTCATCAAGGTCTTGATGCGCCGGCGACCATGATGGGTTGTGAAGGCTGACGGCATCACCTCTGCCCATTCCAACGAGTGGGCAGACGGATGCAACCAAACCGGAGCAACAGCCATGAATGACACCCTCGTGCAGCAACTGCTGGCAAAGGCCCGAAAAAGCCTGGCTGCCGGCGACAAGGCGCAAGCGTTCCTATGGCACAACCTGGCGAAACAGGCCAAGGCGTGCAAACACCGTATTTGAAGCACCCGCCACGTTGGAGGCGACCATGACTTACGAAGTGATTGTTGAAGGGTTCGTCCTCCAGGTGGAGGTCACCCATTGCGAGAACATCGCGCCCTGCCTGAATTCTTGGAACAGCGACTGGGACTTCTACGGGTCCCGCGAACTGGAATTCAATCTGGAGTCGGGCATCTGCTACGACGATGACGGCGTGCGGATGGATGTCGATCAGCGGCAGTTGCCGATCCTGGCCCAGCAGATGTGCCAGCAGATCGAGACGGCGCTGTGGATTGAGATCGACGCGGCCAATCGCCGGCAACGGTGGGTGGCATGAACAAGCACGATATTGCGACCGGGATGATTGATGCCCGGTTCGCCCTGCTGAATGCCGGCGACACATCGGCAGTTGTGCACGCTGAGGCGTCCACGGCGATCGAGCTGGCCCACTCGCTGGGCGTTATCGACATGGACGAATACGGTTCGTACCGGAAACGGCTTGATCGCATCTACGAGCTGCAAAGCCAGTACGCCCTGGACCGCATGAGGCTGAGAGCATGACGATCATCTGCCGCACTGCCCGACAACTCACCCAGGCCCTGCAATCGCAGGGCTTTTTCTTGGTCACTGACCTGCCGCGCCCGCTTCGCATCGAGGTTCGGCGCGGAATGATCATTGCGAGGTTTGCATGAGCGGAACAAGTTCAGATCTACGCGCCCAGGCACTTGCCAAGCGCGTCTATCGCCTTCGCGCCGAGGGCATCAGCGTCCGTGAAACTGCACAGATTGTCGGCATCCACAAAGGTCGTGTGCGCACGCTTCAACTGCTCGGCGAGCGCCTGATCAGCATCGAGACAAGCTCATGACCACACACCAGCGCTCCCGGCGCCGCGCCATCCGCTGGACCTCGGCCATCGTTGGCCTGACCTTCCTCACCATCGTTCTTCTGGGCCCCGCCATCGGCGGCCTGATCACTCAATAGGTAACCCCATGGAAAAACTCAAAGGCGGCGGGCCGGCTTTCCCGGTCACGCCTGACAACGACGTGCGCACGAACGGCGCCGGCGGCACCGGCATGACGCTGCGCGATTACTTCGCGGCCAAGTGCGATGTCTCGGTGTACGCGCCTGTCGATTCGTTCCATCGAAAGCATGGGCGAAACCCAACGGGTAATGAGCTGGCTGCGTGGATCGCAGAAGTTCGCTTCATCGAAGCTGACGCCATGCTGGCGGCCCGGGGTGAAGCATGAGCACCATCACCGTCCGCGCCTCGTCCTGGGGCTCGCTCTTCGACTGCGCTTTCAAGTGGGAATGGGTTCACATGCTCGGCCACCGGTCGCCGGGCAGCCCCCGCTCCCAGCTCGGAACGGCGATCCACGCCGGCACTGCGGCTTTCGACTCGGCGCGCATCAATGGAAGCAACCTGACGGCCTACGACACGGCTGAAATGTTCGTCCACACGCTGCGCAATCCAGATTATGAGGTGGACTGGCGCGGGTCTGACATCAGCATGGCTCAGGCCGAGTCCATCGGCCTGCAGCTGCATACCCGGTACTGCACCGAGATCAGCCCGCGTTATGAGTTCGTGGCAGTTGAACGCACGGCCACGCCGCTGGAAATCGACTGCGGCGGTGGCGTCGTCGTTCGCCTGACCGGCCAGCTTGACCGGGCGCGGATCTGCAAGACCGGCACCGGAAAAGGCATCGCTGACGTGAAGTCGGGCCGGGTTGCGGTTGTCGAGGGCAAGGCCAAGACCAAGGGCCATGCCGCGCAGATCGGCACCTACGAAATCCTTGAAGAGCACACCACCGGCGAGGCCTGTACGGCGCCGGCTCACATCATCGGCCTGAAAACCGGTGGCAAGCCTGAAACGGGAATCGGCGAGATCCACAACGCCCGCCAGATGATGGTGGGAACAGAGGAATTCCCCGGCCTGATCCAGATCGGCGCCGAAATGTTCCGGTCCGGCCTGTTCCCGCCGAACCCACAGAGTTTTCTATGCAGCGCAAGGTATTGCCCGCGCTGGTCCTCCTGCCCCTACCACGAGTAACCGCCATGAATGCCATCAACGAAAAGATGAAAGGCCAGGACCTGTATGTGCGCTTGATCGACCCAACCGGGAAACGTGAGCCGGTCATCAACGCCCACCGGGTTTGGGACCGGGAAAAGTTCTACACCGCCCAGGTGAAGTTTTACGAAACCCCGAAGAACGAGGCCGACAAGCGCCTGGTATCCATCGCAACCGAGGCCGATTACCTGGCCTCCCGCAAGGTGAAATCATGACTCAGCAACCCACGAACCTGGCGCAGATGCAGACCAGCGCTGTCGCCGCCCCAAAGAATGATTCCCCTATGTCCCTGCTGACTGGCTCCGGCTTCGATCAGCTCCAGCGGGTTGCCAAGGCGCTGTGCGCCTCCACCCTGGTGCCTGCTCAGTACCGTGCCTTCACCGAAGTTAAGTCCTACGGCAAGGTCACCGGCCACACACCAAACCCGGCCGGCCTGCCGAACTGCGTTGTCGCGCTGAACATGGCGATGCGTATGGGCGCCGATCCACTGATGGTGATGCAAAACCTGTACGTCATCGAGGGCCGCCCGAGCTGGTCAAGCCAGTTCATCATCGCCGCGATCAACAGTTGCGGTCGCTTCAGCCCATTGCGCTTCGAGCTGAGCGAGCCCGGAAAAGATGAGGTGGTGAAGTACAAGGCCGTGGTCTGGAAGAACGACAAAAAGACCGAAGAGCAGCGCGAAACCACCATCCAGCACCGCACCTGCCGGGCCTGGGTCATCGAGAAGGAAACAGGCGATCGCCTCGACGGGCCGACGGTATCCATGCAGATGGCAATCGACGAAGGCTGGCTCACGAAGAACGGCAGCAAGTGGCAGACGATGCCGGAAATCATGTTGCGTTACCGGGCGGCAAGCCTGTTCGGTCGGCTGTATGCGCCGGAGCTGCTGATGGGGCTGCAAACCCAAGAGGAAGTGCACGACTTCATTGATGCAACGCCTGACGGCTCTGGCAGCTACACCGTGGACGTCAACGACCTGCGCAACAAAGAGCCAGAGGCGCCGGCCATCATCGATGACGACGAACCTGAATCGCAGGAACCTGAAACAGAAACGGCTGAAACCGCAACGGACCAAGACGAAACCGCAACCCAAACCGAAGAAACCGTAACAGCCGCCGACACTGACGGCCTTTCCGTCGAGTAACCCCATGGCTACCCAATCTGTCCTTGAGGCCTACGACAGCCTTGAAGAATTCATTGGTGTCCTTGTCGCCGCTGAGCTGCATGCCAGCGGCGAGTGGGAGCTTGAATTCGTCGAAAACATCCGCGCCAGCTTCAAGCGTTACGGCGCTCACACCAATCTGAGCCCGGCCCAGCAGTCGAAGCTCGAACGCATCGCCAAACACTGAGGGAATCCCATGAAAGCTGAACACCGCGACATCATCGAGCGGGCAAAGCTGGCCGGTATCGAGCCGTCCTATCTCGCCCACGAACTGCTGGTGCACGACCTTGTAAACATGGTCCTGTTCGAGCTGAAGAACATTCACTCCCCGTGGAGCAAGCTGAACGAAGGCTGCCAACAGGAAGTGATTGACCGCGCCATCAAGAGCGCGACCGAAGCCGCACACAACGCCATCAACATCATCAGCTCGCGCAACGTTGAAGTGGTCGAAGTGAAGGTGATCGACGCCAAATTCAAGGAAAAGGCGATCACGATCACCGCGAACATCGACGCCAACGACCCCAACGGCGGCGCCCTGGCAAAGGTCCCCGGGAAAATGTGCTTGCTGGTGCTGGCGCCGACCGACTACGACGACGGCCTCGACTTCATCCAGCCAGACCGCGACCAGAAAGAATTTCCGCTGCACGTGAGCGACATCACCGGCAGCCTGTTCGACCGACGCCCCACCGGTCCAGACGAGCCGGACGGCCAGGAACACCCGCTGGGCACCGATGAAGAGCTCAACGCTTTGGTTGACGCTGGCCGTCAGGACGATAACGACATCGTTGATGCTGAATTCCCACTGGATAAAGAGTTCGGCGAATTCAGCTACGAAGATGCGGCCCAATTGATCGTGCTCAAGGCGGCTCCCAGCTTCGACATCGACTGGATGCAGAGCCGCCTGGCCATCAGCAGCGAACAGGCCACCACCCTGCTGCTACGCCTCATCGACAACCAGGTGATCGAACTGCTCATCGAGGGCGAAACCTCGGCGGACAACACCTACACGGTCATCGCCTCCCTGGATGACCTGGGCCCCAACCTCAGTGTGGAGTAAGCCATGCGTATCGAATCCATCTACGTCGAAAACTTCCAGGGCCTGCGCGGCGCTAACCTGGATTTGACCACCGCGCCCATCACCATGGTTTGCGGCTTGAACGGCGCCGGTAAGTCGAGCTTGAAAGAGGCCATCGGCCTGGCCCTTGGCGAAGCCGCCCGGGTCGCCAAGAAGGGTGATTACAAGATGCTGATCACCGAGGGCGAGAAGAAAGCTCAAATCATCATCGGCCATGACGGCGTTGCCAGCAGCATCACGCTGCCCAAGGGCACGCTTGAGCGAAACGACATCGCCGGGCAGGAATACCTGCCCTATGTGCTGAATCCCGAGGCATTCGCCAACCTGGATGACAAGGCACGCCGTTCGCTGCTGTTCTCGCTGACCAAATCCAGCGGCAAGCCTGCGGTGGTGGTGGAAAAGCTGGTGGCGCGAGGCTGTGACGCTGGCAAGGTCGAGAAGATCAAGCCGTTGCTGTTGAGCGGCTTCCCAGCCGCGATGGAACAGGCCAAGACCTACACCAGCGAGAGCCGCGGCGCCTGGAAGGCGATCACCGGCGAGGCCTACGGCAGCGAGAAGTCCGAAGGCTGGACCGTAACCATCGATCCGCTGCCCGAAGGAACGCCCGAGGTAACCCAGGATGACCTGGCACAGGCCCAAGCGGATCAGGCCCAGGCCGCCGTTGAGATCGAAAAGGGAAACCAGTACCTCGGCAATCTGAACGCCAAGCGCGAAGCCGTCACCAGCATGGCTACTCGCAAAGCAGAGCTGGAGCCTATCTATCTTGAGTTGGACCGTCGCAAGAACAAGTTGGAAGCCACCAACAAAGAGCTGGAGGTCTGGCGAGCCAAGGTCAGCGAAGCCGAACAACACGTCCAAGCCTTCTCAGGCGAAAGCCCATGCGAGTGCCCGAGCTGCGGCGTGAAATTGAAGATCGTCGGCAAGGTGATCGAGCTGTTCAAAGGCAAAACCGCCGACGCGGCCAAGCTGGTAGCAGCACAGGCCGAACTCAAAAAGGCGAACGACGCGTACAACCTGATGGCCCGCACCCAGGTAAACGACCAGAAGGCCGTCGATGAATCGATTCGGGCTGGCAACGACCTGGAAGCGTTGAAAGAGTCCGCCGGCGAAGAAGTCACCGAAGCCATGGTTGAGCGGGCTGAAGCAGCCATTCAGGTGCAACGCAACCTGCTGGCCAAGGCCAAGGCTAAAGCCGAGCTGATGGCCGAACGCTTGGATCTGATCGCCAACGCCAAGAAACGCGGCGAAGAGGCAGCCAAGCATCATCAGGACGTGAAGGATTGGACGCTGATCGCCGGCGCCCTGGCGCCTGATGGCATCCCTGGCGAGATCCTGGCCGGCGCGCTGGAGCCGATCAACGCCCGCCTTGGCAAGCTGTCTGCCCTGGCTGGCTGGCCGCCGGTGAAGATCGACGCTGACATGGCTATCACCGCCAATGGCCGCCTGTATGCGCTGCTGTCGGAGTCCGAACAGTGGCGCTGCGATGCGCTGATCGCGCTCACCATCGCCATGACCTCGGGCCTGCAAATGGTGGTGATGGATCGCTTCGACGTGCTGCTGCCGAAAGTGCGCGCCCAACTGCTGGGCATGCTGATCAGCCTGTCCAAGTCAGACGGCATCCAGGCCGTTACCTGCGGCTCGCTCAAGGAGAAGCCGACCAAGCTGCCCGCCGATATCCAAGTGGTCTGGATCGAGAACGGCATCGCCGGCGGCGACGTGCAACTGCAGCAATCCGCGTAACCCGCTGACCGCAACACCCACAGGCGCCTACGGGCGCCTTCTTCTTGCCCAAAGGAAAGTGCCCCATGAACCTGCTCACCCCGTACGACACCGAAACCACCGGTCTACCGCTGTTCCGCGACCCCAGCGACGACCCGCGCCAGCCCCACCTGGTGGACATCTGCATCCTGGCCTACAGCCCGGACGGCACCCTGGTCGATTCCTTCGAAGCGATGGTCCGGCCGGATGGCTGGGTTATCCCGCCTGACGTGACCGCCATCCACGGCATCACCAACGAAATGGCGATGGACATCGGCATCCCTGAGTCCGAAGCGCTGGACGGCTTCATGGCGATTCATGACCGTTCCGGCCTGCGCATTGCCCACAACATCAACTTCGATGACCGAATCATGCGCATTGCCCTGTCCCGGTACCGGGGCAAGGAAGCGGCCGACGCCTTCAAGGCCACCCCAGGCTATTGCACCTGCCTGAACAGCAAGCCCCTGGTGCAGTGCCCCCCCACTGAAAAGATGATCCGCGCCGGGTTCGGCGGCCAGTTCAAGCCGCCAACCGTTGCCGAGGCCCTGTTTCACTTCACTGGCGAAGAGCTGGTCGGTGGCCACCGTGCCCGGCCCGACACCGAGGCCTGCGCCCGCGTGTACTTCGCCATGAACCCAGCCGCTCAGGTGGCTTGATCCTGCTGGCTCCGTCAGGGGCCTTTCTCTTGGAGATCGCATGAATGAGCTGGCTCTTTTCGCGGGCGCTGGTGGCGGAATACTTGGCGGCCACCTGCTTGGATGGCGAACCATTTGCGCCGTTGAGCGTGATGCCTACGCCGCACAAATTCTGGCGCAACGACAAAACGATGGAGCCATCCCAGCTTTCCCGATTTGGTCTGACGTGTGCAGTTTTGACGGAAGGCCATGGCGCGGCCTTGTTGACATCGTTTCGGGCGGCTTTCCCTGCCAAGACATTTCATCCGCCGGTACAGGCGAGGGAATCGGCGGGGCTCGATCGGGACTATGGCGGCAAATGGCAAGAATTATTGGTGAGGTACGACCTCGATTCGTCTACGTGGAAAACTCACCAATGCTTGTGGGTCGAGGACTTGCCGTGGTCATCGGTGACCTTGCCGAAATGGGGTATGGCGCACGATGGGGGGTTGTGGGAGCGGCAGACCTGGGAGCCCCTCACCAGCGCGACAGAATCTGGATTGTGGCCTACGCCCACGGTTCACGGGAACCACAACCGACCAGGGTCGAGCAAGAATGCAGGGTGGGGACTTTCGACAGCGGTGAAGCTGTGGACCACACCCAGCGCCAGCGACGGCAGACGGGGCGGAACAATCACCAGCAACATGACCGGCACCAGCCTTGCGCAACAGATCAGAACGCCGGAACGTTGGCCGACACCGACAGCGACAGACAGCAAGCGCGGCGCCTCTCCCGCAGACAAACTTCGCAAATCGCCGGGGCTACCTGCTGCGGTGAAGATGTGGAGAACACCTCAGGCCAGCGACTCCAACAAGTGGAGCAACCAAAGCCTGGCGGAGCGTCAGGCCAAAGGGCAGCAGATTCGACTAAACACCCAGGTATCACCAGACGGTGGCCAGGGTGGCCAGTTGAACCCGGAATGGGTCGAGTGGCTGATGGGGTGGCCCATCGGGTGGACCGAATTAAAGCCCTTGGCAATGGACAGGTTCCGAGAGTGGCAGCAGCAGCATTCACCATCCTTTCTCAGTGAGCAATCAAAATGACCCCACTCGCAAAGCAGGCACTCAACAACGCCCGCCAGGCAGCAGCGCCTGCACCGAAGCTGCTCCCACCAATCCTGGCCAACGAGCCGCTACCCGAACTGGTGATCACCGGCCCCATCAACCGGTTTATGGAACTGGAGGGCAAGCGGTACGCCGTGGACTTCGTCCAGGGCCTGGGCTCTTCGGTTCGCCGGGAGCCCGTCCGGACCAAAGCAATAGCCGACCTGACCCGGTACGCGGCCGCGCAGCCTTCCAGCGTGGCGAGCGGCGTGAAGATGGTCATTGATTTGTTGAAGGGGGCGTGATGAAGACGACCGCCGAGCGGCTGGCAGAGCTGGCCGTTGCTTATGCCTCCTACCGGGCGAAGCTGCTCGAGAACGGCAAGGCCATCAAGAAGGTGCAGAGCGATGCTGATGGCGCCTACTTCGACCTGAAGCCCTACCGCGAGCGCTACTGGAGCGACCCCGATGTGCATGACCTGGTTATGGGCCAGGTAATCGTCTGGCACGGCTGGGTCCACGCCATCCAGCAATGCGAGCCGGACAAGGATCACGAAGAAGAGGAATGCGGGTACATGGCAACCGCGATCCTGATGGACGAACGCCGCGACATCCAGCGCGATGGAGCACGTATCCGTGCGGCCATCACCAAGATCGGCAATCAGTTGCTGAAGGATTCAGCGCCATGACCGCCCTACGCCGCACCACCACCGTTCGCGGGCGGCCCATGAAGCCGCTCGACCTCGAAACCATCTGCGACCAGTGCGGGAAGTCCCGCGCCCACGGCAACCACGACAAATGCAGCAAGAAGCGCCAGGCGGCCATGGCCGAGCAGCGCGCACAGGAGAATCAGTGATGAGCGAAGTGAAGCGTTTCGGGCACACCGGGAGCCTGATCCAGGTGACACCAAAGATCCTGGAAATTTACCCAAGCATGACCGTTTACGTGCTGGCGGCCGACTTCGACCGGGTTGTCGCCGATAATCAGGCCCATATCGCCAAACTCGAACAGTCAGAAAAGCAGATGCAGGAAACCGTCGACCTTGCGCTGAGCGCGGGCACCAGGGTCGCCGCCGAGCGTGACGCACTGCAACAGCGCCTGAACAAATCAGACCAGGATTTAGACGAAACGATGGCAATGGCCGAGAAGGTTCTCGCCGAGGCGGTGCGCCTGCTGGAGCGGACGCGCGAGCTGGAAACGCAACTGGCTGACCGGGAGCAATCGCGCCGGGCTTGGTTCGATCAGTGCCAGGAACTGGAGCGGGCTGCCGCCCTCAACCCAACCACCGAGAACCCACAATGAACATTCCTGAAGGCTGGAAGCTGGTGCCGGTTGAGCCGACAGAAGAAATGAAAGGTGCCGGTGGCGAGGCGTACAGCTTCAATGTTGAAAACATTTATGCCGCTATGCTCGCCGCCGCCCCTGTACCGCCGCAAGCTGATGCGCAGCCGGTGGCGTTGCCTGTTATGAAGCTTGAGGCTGATGCGCAGCCGGTGTTCATGGTTCGCTCACATGGGTCTGAATGCTGGGAGGAAATGACCGGCGAAAGCCTTGAAATGTGCCAGTCCTCGCCAGAAGATTATGAGGTGCGCAAGCTCTACGCCCACGCCGATGCGGGCGAGCTTGAGCGGCTACGCGAAGAGGTGCAGAAGTTGAATATCTCGCACGAAGGCTCGAATGCCTTAGCCGCGAGCTTGCAGAAACATAACGAAACCCTACACGCCCAGTTAGCCGGACGGGATGCGCTGCTTAAGAGAATCGTTAAGCGCGGGAAAATTGATTATGGCGATTTGTCGTACGCCGAACAATTGCTATCCGCCAGCGCAGAGCCTGCCGATAAAGCGCTCCAGCGCCGGCCTGAAACAAATCACGACTACTTCAAATGCATGAAAGGTGAATAACCATGAACACCGCACATACCGATATCCCAACCACCCACATCGAGTACATCAAGCTGCCAGAGGTCAAGCGGATATCCGGGCTCAGCACCGCCACCATCTACCGCATGGCGGTCAAGGGTGAGTTCCCCAAGCAGGTCAAGCTCGGGGCCGCCGCTGTGGCCTGGGTCAAGGCCGAGGTTGATGCCTGGGCCAGCAGCAAGATGGCAGCCCGCGACAATCAGCTCTCGGCTTCCAGCGAATCCAAGTAATCCGCCCAGTCCTGCATCATCCCCCGCCTCTGCTCCACAAACTCAGCGTGGTTGTACGTCCGGCGCACTTTGCTGCCGCTGGCGTGCGATAGCTGAGCCTCGATCCAATCCTCGTTGTAATCCATTTCGTTCAAGGCCGTTGAAATCGTGGCACGAATCCCGTGCCCGGTCAGCCTGCCTTCGTATCCCATGCGTCTCAAAGCCATGTTGACTGTGCCGTCGCTGATCGGCTTGCTCGGGTCACTCCGACCCGCGATCAGCAGCTTGTAACGGCCAGTCATCTGGTGCACCTTGCGCACCTCTTCAACCGCCTGCCGCGACAGTGGCACAAGATACGGCGGCACCTTATCCCCTCCTTTCGCCCTAATTACCTTCTGCAGTTGCTTCACCCCCTCAGGGGGAATAGTCCACAGCGCGTTGTCCAGGTCGAACTGGTCCCACCTCGCGTTACGCAGCTCCCCGGTACGGACAGCGGTCAGCAGCAGGATGCGGATCGCGCTCCGGGTGTAGTCCTTGATGTCGGACACCTTCAGCGCGTGCAGGAACTCTTTCAGTTCATTCCGCACCAGCATGGGGTTGTGTTTCTCGGGTGGCTCCTTGGCGGCCACGATATCCAGGTCGGCCGCTGGATTGACCTCCAGATAACCCGACGCGATGCCGAAGCGGAATATCTCGTTCAGCCAGGTCCGGCACTTGCGGGCAACGTTGAGCGCCCCGCGCTTCTCGATCTTGCGCAAGCACTCCAGCACGTCGGCGCGCTTCACCTCGGCAATCGGGATTCTCCCCAGCGCCGGTACCAGGTCCTTGTCCAGGTAGAGCTGGGCCTGCTTGGCTGCCCCCTTCTTTGCCGTGGCCCACCGTGGCAGCTTGAAGGCGTACCACTCGCCGGCGACCACCTCAAACGTTTTGACGGCGCTGGTGCTGGCCGCCCGTCTCTCTTCTCGACGCTTGGACCTGGGGTCTATCCCCTTGGCAACCTGCGCCCGAGCCTGGTCGCGAAGCTCGCGGGCTTCCTTCAGGGTTATTTCCGGGTACGTGCCCAGCGACACACGCGGTTGCTTGCCGTGCCATGAAAAACGGAAGTGCCACGATTTGGTGCCGTTCGTCGCAACGTACAGGGACAGGCCGTTGCCGTCAGTGATGGAGTATTCCTTTTCGCCCGGCTTGGCCTGGCGCACAGCGGTATCAGTCAGGGGCATTAGTACATCACCTAATCACTCGAACTGGGGATGGGCTGAATGATGTACTAAAAATATTGAGAAGTGGTAATAAACCTTGTGAAGCGCTGATAAGCAAAAAGCCCGGCTACATCGCTGTGCGCCGGGCTTTCTGATGAGGGCTGATAAAGCCTGATAAGCATAAATGGTGCCCGAAGCCGGAA